AAAAGGACGGTAAAATTACCTTTGCTATTGGCGATTTAGGTGCAAGTCTTATCGATATGAAAGAAGGTATTGAATATGTAGATGAAGCTAAATTACCAGCTAAAAAGATTATTAAAGATCTTGAAGCCAAAATGTCTATTGATGTCATTGTTGGTAAATATATTGACAAGCGTTCTAGTAATAGAGATGCAATCTTAAAAATTATCCGCGATTATAATTGGAATAAATTTAAACAAAATATAAACAGCGAAACCGATAAGGGCGATGAGGCTATTTCTGAAGCTAAAACCGGTCAAATCCGTATTATAGATTTGTCGAATGCCCACCCTGATAACAGAGCCGGCGCTAAAGCAAAATCCGGGTTTCAGGTTCAAAAGTTTTCTGGTGGCAAATTTGTTAATCAAGGTGCCCCATATTCATCTAAAGCCGCAGCCGAAAAGGTTCGTGGCAGTGGCCAACATACTATGCAATTTGAATCGCTTGACGAAGCCGTTTTACGGGATCGCGATTATGAAGTAAAAAATAATAAAGTTTATATTTCAAAAGCTAACTTTAAAAAAATTCACAAAGATTTTAAAATTGCTCGTAAAGGTGATGAAATGATGATGGTTAATGGTGGGTCTAAAGGATCCATCCTTGTTCCAGTTGAATTTACCGAATCTGTTGAGGAGGCTCGGCAGTTAAAAAATCCTAAAACCGAAGTCATGGTTGTAGATAAAGCCGGCAAAACTATTGTTATTGATAAGACTAAACAAAAAGAATATCTTGCAAAGGGTTGGAAGCTTGCTGAATCTGTTAATGAAACAACCACGCCGATGAGAAACAGATTTGGTCCAGCAGTAGATTCTAAAAAGTTTGATGCATATAAAAAGCATATGAAAGCCAATAAATTAGACGAACCAACAGTTCGCATGGCTCATCAAAATCCAGATGATGCTGAGTCAAAGCGAATGATGAAAAACCCAGCATATTCTAAAGGTTTAGAATTGTACAAAGCCTCAATAAGAGAATCGAATCTTGATGAAGCTACAATGTCACGTGTTGCAAAAGAACTTGAAGATTATGCCCGTAAACATGGCGGCATTGATAAGATGGACTTTATAAAAGCTGCTATGATGATGAAGAAAGGTCAAACAGCACAACTGAAGAAGTTTGTCGATGACTTAGACACAGAGCCACGTGAAAAAATTCTTTCTTTAATGGACAAAGACTCTGACCGCCGTAAAGAATACAAAGCATTTCAAAAAAATATACGTAATGAAGAAATTGAACTTGATGAAGGCGTAAAAGAAAGAGCAGTAAAGGCCCTAATGACAAAGGCTCTTGGCGGTAAAAGAGCAAAAGCCGGAACAACTTCTCGTATTGCTGATAACGGCGATTTTATTGTTACAGATGGGGGTGGGCGTATTATTGGCCGCTTAAAAGCCGATAGCTTTACTAATCCGCTAGAAGAGGCTGCCGGTACCAGTGCTAAATACAAAGATAATAAAGGTCTATTTGGCGGTAAATATACCTCCAGTGATCGGGCCGCAGCAATGTCTGGCAAAAAATTTATTGATTGGCGTAATAAAAAGCAATCAAAAAATGACGATGAACATAAAAAATCTGACCCTAAAATGTTTAAGAAGGGTTATGCTAAGCATATGGTTGATATCGATAAAGCTGAAAAGAATGCTAAAAAGCGTGGTATTAAACCCACATTTGATAAACATAAAGCTAAAAATGGTCTTAATAAAGGCAAATTACCTAGTAATAAAGATTATGTAGAAGTTGTATCAGAAGGCGTTATCGATGATCTTCGTAAAATCGTAAACACAAAGTCGGCCGGAGCTGTTAAATTTGCTTCTGGTTCAAAGACAAAAGTTGACATGTTCACTGCATCTGCAATGGTAAAGGTGCATGACTCGTTGAACGATGCAAACAAGAAAAAGTTTGCTGACGCAATTAACAAAGACGAAACCAGGTTTATGAAAATGATGGATTTTGCAATGAGTAAGGTAAAATAAAATGAAATCCTTTACCCAATTAATCAACATATCTCCAGTTTTAGATAAAAAAGAAACAGAATAATGATAGATCCAATATCAGCAATAACTATGGCTACCTCTGCATATAATGTAGTAACTCGAATGGTTGCGGCTGGTAGGGAATTTGAAGATACTGCTCAGCAATTAGGTAAGTGGTATAGCGCAGTAAATGATTTTAGATTTGCAAAAGAACAAGCAAAAAATCCGCCAATTTTTAAACGGCTATTTGCTAGCGGATCTATTGAAGAAGAAGCTTTAGCATTGCTTATTCAAGAAAAGAAAATAATTGAACAAGAAAAAGAATTAAGAACAATGCTAATGTTTAGATATGGTGCAAATGCCTGGGATGAATTAATTCGCATGCGTCGTAAGATAGCAAAACAAAGGCAAGAAACTGTATATCGCCAGGCTGAACTGCGTAAAAATTTATTAAATACTTTAGCTATATTAATATTAATGTTTGCTTGTATCGGAGTATTTGGCGGTATAGGATATTTAGTTATGGATTCAAGGGGATTAATATAAAATGATTAAATTTAAAAACTTTGTAAATGACACTAATTTAACGTATGTTGTAGAAAATAATATTTCTCTTGGTGAGTTATATCGAGTCGGCTCAGAATCTTATTATAAAGTTTTCAGAGATGCCCGAAAGCAATATGCTGAAGGTAATATTGAGTTATCTGGTCGCGATTTATTTATGATTGAACAAACCGATATTGGGGAATTTGCTTTTTATAATCATCAGCATGTGCCCTTAGATTCACCAATGCTCGAAGAAAAAGAGCAGGATATGTCATTAAATAAACCAAAGCGTGGCGGCCCAAAAAAATATTATGTTTATGTTAAAGATCCTAAAACTGATAAGATTAAAAAAATTTCATGGGGTGATACCACAGGATTGAAAGCAAAAATTGATGATCCGGCAGCTCGTAAGTCTTTTGCTGCTAGACATCAATGTGATACAAAAACCGATAAAATGACCGCTGGTTATTGGGCATGTCGATTACCATATTATGCCGATCAGCTGGGATTAAGCGGGGGAGGAAATTTCTTTTGGTAGCCCCTTATTTCGATATCCCAACTGTTGAAGAAAATGTATGGTTTAGAACTTTTGCATATGATTGTGAAGGCGGCGATTTACATTGGCATAGGGATAAAAAAGATAGATTAGTTCTTGTTGTGCATAATAGTGCTGATTGGTTATTCCAAATGGAAAATACTCTTCCTCATATGATGGAAGAAGGTACAACATTTCAAATAAAAAAAATGGAATATCATAGGTTAATAAAGGGCAAACCTCCTACGGGTTGTCCTAGCGACGGTACTTTAATTTTAAAAATAATAGAACCGGGTACTTAGCAATGCTAAAATTTAAAACATATATTTCTGAAGGTGTTATGGTTAAATTGATTCGTGGCAAAGGCCAGGATACTTTAAAAATGAGAGACACTAAAGAAAAAAGTTGGGTTGAATTGCGGGGTAAACCTAATTTTGAAACTAAATATGATAAAAGGGATCCGTTACATAAAGCAATTACGGCGCTAGGTAAATCAGCAAATATATCTGATTTTATGAACGGTGATGAAGTAAGTATAAATCCAAACCATCCTGATGGTAAGAAAGCCTTAGCTATCATAAAAGAATTAATGAAATGAAAAGTTTCAAAACTCATTTAACAGAAGCTGTTAAATTGCCTAAATGGAAAAGGGCTGGACCCAACGGCGAAAAGGAAATTACTTTTCCTACCGGTAGAAGATTTAAAATTGAAAAACAATATGATGAAAATATTCGTCATAAAGGTGAGTGGAAAGTATTGGAGTGGAATTCAAAAACACGCGAGTGGGATTGGCATGAAACATATAGCCCACAATGGTATGCTAAAGAACAAGTTATGAAAATGGGCGAATATGATAATAGGGGTAAAAAAAATGTTAATTAATCCTCAATTGAATGAGCATCCGGATTGTGGTACCGATAATTGCTGTGGTGAGTGTAAGCCTACAAATGAATCCGCTACTAAATTAAATGAAGCAAATCCAATAGAATTACAAATTAAGACTTCTTTATTAACCGAAACTACGACGGAGTTATCCCAATGAAACCATTTAAGCTTTTTATTGCCGAAGGTGGAAGATCCGAAACCTGGGAAGATGGCTATAAACGTCGTGTTGTAAAAACAACTGATGCTGAACATAAAGCGGATGGTATGAAATGGCGTATTAAAGGTAAAGATAAAGATAATATCTCTATTAAGCTATACAAGAAAAAACCGGACCAAGAAGAATTTAATAAACAAATGAAGCGAGTGGCCGGCCATGAATTTGGTAGTCAATAATTATTACAAAATATATGTATTGAATATATTATATTATAAATAACAATAATAATAATTTATCGCATGGGAAATTAAATATATGTCCGATAATAACGAGTCACAAAGATCGCGACTAGAACGAATAGAAGTTAAATTAGATTTGCTAGCAGAAGCAATGGTATCTTTGGCACGCGCCGAAGAGAAAATTCTAAACATCCAAAAAGATAATTCAATGATGTATAAGCGATTAAATAAAATGGATGAAAAACTAGATAATTTAGGGCAAACAGCAGAAAATAATAGTAGAACTATTTCTATTATTAATAAAATATTTTGGGCAGTTTGTACTGCTGTTATTGCGGCTGTTGCCGCCAATATATGGATGTAAAGGAATACAATCATGGATAATCAATGGATCCGAAATTTGGCCGCAACATATGGTCAAGTAAAACAAAAACAAATGGAAGAAGCGGCGGCTAATCCTGCTGAAGAAACCGTAGATGAAAGTTCAGTTGCTGCGACGCGTAAAGCGTTAGCTAAAGTAAGTGCTGCTTCTAAAAAGGGTATAGAAAAGGTTACTCTACCAAAAGCCCCATGGGATAAAAAGAGTAAGACCGAAGATAATACTAACGATAAGTCTGATGACGGTGAAGGTATGGATAAAGTCCAGCCTAAAGCAGTCAAGAAAAAATTCGATGACCGTAAAGACAAAGACATTGATAACGATGGCGACATCGATTCTTCTGATGAATATCTTCATAAACGCCGCAAAGCAATTGCAAAGGCTATGGATGAAGAGCGTCAAGTTTGCCCTGAATGCAAAGGCAAAGGTTGCAAGCATTGTGATAATAACGGTTATCATGAAGTATCAGAAACTAAAAATGAAGATACTGATAATGCAACTTTAGTATGCAAAGAGTGCGGCGATGAATTTAACAAACCGAAAAACGAAGACTGCTCATATGATTCCAGCGACAAAGACGGTTCTAATTGGATTACTAAATCAAATACTGATGAATCTGTTCAAGAAGCTGCGCAACCGGAGTCCAATGATATCACACGTGATAGTTGGCAAAAGCAATTGCAAACACGCAAGGGCGAAGCAGATTTTATTAATAAACATACAATTGAAACACCAGAATATGCTGATGGCCCAACCGTTAACACAAAAACTTTTCAATCATTTTTGAACGGCGTTAAAAGTCCAACTACGAGACCCGGTGATAATTCTACTGGCGATAAAACGGTGATTTACCGCGCCTAAAAAATAAAGGCTAACACTTTGACATTATTTAATGAGTTGAATGAAAAGAATTTCCTTATATATGTAGCGAAGCATTATTATAATCCTAAGTGTATTGATGTTGATGAATTTCATGAAGATTTGAATAGATTTAAATATATAAAAAGATTGATTAATAAATATATAGAATCGGGCCGGTGTAGTGAAAGATTAATACTAAATCATTTGGTAGTAGTCTTTAACTCTTTTGGACCAGAAGCCACTCTTAAGATTTTAGAGTATAAAATGACTTCTGCCCACTGGCCCGTTTTAAAACCATTTTTATTGTTCCTTAATTATATTGGACCTAACCAATATCTTGGTATAGAAATGGATAAGGAAATTGTAGAAAGACTGAGAGCAATATAATGGGAATTTTTAAATCAGCAGCAGATTTAGTATATACTATTAGATTTTTAAAGCTATTAGTAACACCGTTTGAAAAAACCGAAGCATTTAAAATTGGTCTTATTGATAAAGCTGGTAAACGAATTAAAAGCGAAGCTATAGATTCTCCGGAAAAAAAATCTGCATATACTCCGTTTATTAAATTGGTATTTAATATTAAACGATTAATGGCTAAAGCGCCCGGTGGTGGTTCTATTATTGGGTCTTATGCTGCAGCTTTATATCTTATTAAAGAAAAATACAAAATTGATGATAGAGGATTACAAAAAATTATTGAAACAACTGGTCATCACCCCGTAGATTTTTTAAACGAACATAGCGAATGGTTTATGTTAGAAGGTAATCGGGTATCTCCGGGTATGTATAAGGTAAAATATCCTAAAATGGTTAATAGCACTAATGAAGAATTAGTACGGGCTAAAGATCAAATTCGTATTATTAATGATGGATATCCAATTGGAGATATATTTGGCTTAAATATATATGAGGCTGTACATATTAGAACAAATCAAAAAATCTATATATCATCTACAGAATTGCTATAGGAAATACTATGAAAAAAATCAAGCCCCTTTACGGTCAAGCCATAGCGCCCGTATTGTCAAAAACTGAAGATATTGCGGCCGGAACTACTACTCAATCAGTTGTTGGTGCCGGTGATAATCCGACTGGCACTGTTATTGTTGATAAACGCCGTCGTAAAGATAAACCACCAAGAATCTTAAAAAGATTCCGCAAATTTATTGAATAAAGTTTAAAAAATATGATTAAAGTGTATCTTTTCCTTTCATTATTTGCTATAATAGGTGTATCGGGCTATTTCGGATACCAAGAATACCTAAGATTGCAACAAACAATAATTATATTAGAAACCAATAATGCTAAATTAAATAGTGCTATAGAAACTCAAGAAGATGCTATGGCGTCTCTTCAAAACAGTTATAATGATGCACAAGCAGAATTGACCACTATAAATGCCGAATATGCAAAAATAAGAAGACAAAGCCAATTATTAGCTGATAAATTAGAAAGAATAGATTTAACAGTTGCTGCACTTAATAATCCGGCTGGAATTGAGCGCGCGGTTAATCGTGGCTCATATAACGCCGGTCGATGTTTTGAATTGTTATCGGGTGCCGAACTAAATGAAAAAGAAAGGACCGCTGTAAATGGCGAAGCTTTTAATAAGGAATGCCCTTGGCTTTATGATACTTACAAGTCTGATGGCCTGCTCGAAACCGCTACCTCAGCAAATACAGATATCGTCGAAGCCGATTAATAAACCCGTATTGACTTTACCTGAAGTTGATGAATTAAATATGAAAACTCTTGAATGGATTGTTATTAATGAAAACAATCTTGACCAGGTTATCGAAGATCTAAGTAACGATGGTCAAGCCTTTGCGCTTTATGCATTAACCGGTGATGGGTATAGTAATTTAGGATTAAATCTTAGTGAAATACGCAAGTTAGTTGAACAACAAAAAACTATTATTGCGGCATATAGAAACTACTATGAAAAGGCTGAAGAAGCTTTAGATAGTGCTGTAATACTGGAAGAATAATAAATGTCAACTTTAATATCAGATCTTATGAACGATACACTTTGGATATATACTAGTATATTGGGGGCAATCTTAGGTGCTGCATTTTTAGCATATTTTAAAGACACCCGAGTTGGCCTATGGTGTTATGCTAAGCTAGATCAATTTTTAGATTTTTTAGTTAATAGATACGGGTTTACTTGGTTTGAACAACCAACCGATGCTTGGCGCAAAAAATATCCGCATGTAACTAAAAAAATTGACGAACTCGAAAATAGAATTTTAGAACTAGAGAAAAAATAAATTAATTTATTTTCCATATATTGATAAAAAAATCGTTAAAAGACTACATATTGTTAATTTTAAAGATTTACTTATGATATATAATAGTATATAATAAATCATCCGACTGAGTATATAGCATTTGCTCTTATTTTAAGGGTTAATATAGCTATCTTATTTTTAGACCTCCAATGAAGGAATAGCCATGATGCTGCAAACAACTCCCCAAGAATTTTTAAGAAAAGTTAATTACGTTACTAAACGTGATGGCACTACTGAAAGCTACGACGAAAATAAAATTAGTCTTGCGGTTTCTAAAGCTATGAAAACTGTTGGAATGCGGAGCAGGTTGCTCCCAGGTGAAGTAGCCAATGATGTAACAAATTTATTGAATGAGGATGATGCTGCTGATGTTCAAGTGGGGGTTGATAATATTCATACAACTGTAGAGAATGTTATTATGGATATGGGCTTACATGATTTAGCCCGTGAATATATTCGTTTTCGTTTTAATAACCAACCAGATATTTTTCGCAAAAGAACAAACCTAAAGCCGTATGAATATCCTCAGCTTAATGAATACACAGATGCTATTCGTCATTCATATTGGGTTCATACTGAATTTAATTATTCATCTGATATTCAAGATATGAAAGTTAATATGAAACCCGAAGAGGTTGAAATTGTTAAGAAGGCTATGTTAGCCATTTCTCAAATTGAAGTTGCGGTTAAAACATTTTGGTCTAAAATCGGTGATCGATTCCCAAAACCAGAAGTGTCTGCAGTAGGTATGACTTTTGGCGAATCTGAAGTGCGGCATGCCGATGCTTATTCAAATCTTATTGAAATAATGGGGCTTAACGAAGAATTTGAAAAGCTTGTTGAAGTGCCTGCTATGAAAAAACGTATTGCGTATCTCGAACAATCAATTGGTTCTCCTGTTGATAATAAAGATTATTTTCATAAAATTATTCTATTTTCAATGTTTGTTGAAAATGTATCTTTGTTTAGCCAGTTTTTAATTATGATGTCATTTAACAAGCATAAAAATGTGCTTAAGGGTATTTCAAATGCAGTAGAAGCTACTTCAAAAGAAGAAGATATTCATGCTCGATTTGGGTTTGAACTGGTAAATATTATTCGGGCAGAAAATCCAGATTGGTTTGATAAAGATAGTATTAGCGAAGTTAATCGCCTTTGCCGTGATGCATATAAAGCAGAATCTGCAATTGTTGATTGGATTTATGGCGAATATGATTTAGATTTCTTGCCAAAAGAAACAGTAAAAGAATTTTTAAAATATCGGTTTAATCAATCGCTCCAAGCAATTGATATGAAGCCATTATATGATGTAGATATGGATGCAGTCAAAACTACTGACTGGTTTATGGAAGAAATTTTGAGTACAAAAAATGTAGACTTTTTTGTTAAGCGCAGTACCGCGTATTCAAAGAAAACAAAAGCGTTTACTTGCGATGATTTATTTTAGGAAATTATAGAATGAAAAAATATAAAAAGTTTTATTGGTTAAACGAAGATTCCCGAACATTTTTGTCACGTGGCTATTTAGAAGGAAAAGAAAAGCCAGAAAGCCGTATTCGCAATATTGCGGATAAAGCAGAATGGTATTTAAAAGATATGGCAAAGACTAAATCAGACCAATCAAAATTTGATGGTTTTGCTGATAAGTTTTATGATTATATGAGCCGCGGCTATTATTCATTAGCATCGCCAGTATGGGCAAATTATGGCAAAAACCGGGGCTTACCAGTTTCTTGTTTTGGTTCTTATATTGACGATAATATGGAAGCTATTTTATTTGGTCATGCTGAAAACGGTATGCTAATGAAAAACGGCGGTGGTACGTCGGGTTACTTTGGCGCCGTTCGTCATCGCGGTGCTCCAATTCGTGATTCGGGAGAATCCTCGGGTTCGGTACACTTTATGCAGATGTATGATACTTTGGCATCAGTTGTATCGCAAGGTTCAGTTCGCCGTGGTTTCTTTGCGGCATACCAAGACATTGAACACCCAGATGCTGACGAGTTTCTGGACATTGGTACAGAAGGTAATCCTATCCAAGGGCTTACAACAGGTATTACGGTAAGTGATGCGTTTATTCGCGAAATGAAAGCCGGTGATGCAGAAAAGCGCAGATTATGGGCAAAAGTTTTGCAGCGTCGAGCTGAAATTGGCTTCCCATATATTTTATTTAGCGATAATGTAAATGATGGCCGGCCCCAAGTTTATAAAGATAAAGATCTGCGCGTATATGCTTCTAATATGTGTGCTGAAATTGCCTTGCCATCTTCACATGAAGAAACGTTTACTTGTGTATTATCATCACTTAATCTTTTACATTGGGATGAGATTAAAGAAACAGATGCTATTGAAACATTAACTATGTTCCTTGATACTGTCTGTGAGGAATTTATTCGCAAGACCGAAGGCCAGACATATTTGCTTCGTGCGAGGGAATTTGCAAAAAATCACCGGGCGCTAGGCGCTGGTATTCTTGGCTGGCATTCATATTTACAGTCTAATATGATTGCTTTTGAGGGCACAGCCGCGGCCAAATTAAATCTTGAAATTGCAAAAACATTGCGAACAAGAAGTTATGAAGCTTCAAAAGAATTGGCTATTGTTTTAGGCGAACCCCCACTTCTTGAAGGCTATGGTATGCGCAATACTACTACAATGGCTGTTGCTCCAACTAAATCATCAAGTTTTATTTTGGGTCAAGTATCTCAATCTATAGAGCCAGAATTTAGTAATTGCTATGTT